CGTCCTGAACCTGCCGGCGGCGGTGTCATCAAGCGAGAGTGGTGGAACCTCTGGCCCGACGAAGCTTTTCCGCCGTTCGACTTCATCATCGCCAGCCTTGACACCGCATACACCACTAAACAAGAAAACGATTTCAGTGCATTGACTGTCTGGGGCGTATGGTATGGATCAACCGACACCCGAGCCACTCGCACGGTCAACCGTTATGGCGCAAACGCCGAGGCATTGCCAGACACCGGCACCATCGACGGTCTGCCGAAGGTCATGCTGATGACGGCTTGGCAGGAACGACTGGAGTTGCATGACCTTGTGGAAAAAGTAGCCAAAACCTGCCGCACACTGAAGGTTGATAAGCTACTGATTGAGAACAAGGCGTCTGGAATTAGCGTGTCGCAGGAAATGCGCCGCATGTATGGCCACGAAGATTTCGCCGTGCAGTTGGTCGATCCGAAGGCGCAGGACAAGCTAGCGCGTCTATATAGCGTCCAAGCGCTGTTCTCCGAAGGCATGGTCTACGCGCCTGATCGTGCGTGGGCTGACATGGTTATTACACAGGTCGGTCAGTTCCCAAAGGGGCGACATGACGATCTTTGTCTGACAGGCGATACATTAATCACTATGTCTGATGGAACCACTAAGCGCATAGACGCAATAGTTGCTGGAGATATGGTGGCAACGCCAGCAGGTCCATGCCTAGTATCTGCCGCATCCATGACCGGCGTGCGCGAGGTATGGCAAGTTGAATACACTGGAGGATGTTTAGTAGGGACCGCAAATCATCCCATACGGGTTGGATGTGAATGGAAAGAACTTGCATCACTGTGTCCATTTGATGTATTACAGATAGATGCGTTGAACGAAAATCAAAATTTGTGTGTGGTAAAATCAGTAAAGCGCACTCATACTATGCATCCCGTATTCAATCTGACAATTGAAGGGGAACACTGCTATTATGCCAACGGCATTCTCACTCATAATTGCGATACCGTCAGCATGGCGCTTCGTCACCTGCGCGACCTCGGCTTGCTTGTCCGCAGTCCCGAGCGTATTGCGGAATTGAACGCCGCCAACCAGCATCAAGGCAAACCGCCACAGCCGTTGTATCCAGTATAAGTGGATAAGAAATGAAGATAACCAGCCTGAAAACAAATAAAATTGTTGCCATCAATGAAGACGGTGAAGTTATTATTGCTGATGACTTGCACTTTAAGCCTGATTTTATCGGGCCTGAATCGGTCGAAAGCATAAAAGAAAACACGGAAAGATTGTCTAAGTTACTACTAGAGCGTCAATCTAAGATTAATTTCGTAGAAACTGACAAAATATACAGCCCCAGGTTTTTCTAACAATTCATCAAGGGATACAGGCTATGCTAAAATGCCAAGCAGCACTTGAAGACAATGGCGACGGTTCTTTCACCGTTGAAGTATGGTCGCCCGATTTGGCTGGAATTACTGCTACCTATACAGTAAAAGCAATCGCTGATAATTATGCCGCGCAAGAAGCCATCGAACGCTTTATTGCCGAACACGGCGCACTCATGGGGTAGCATATGTCGCTCGTTCCTGGCCTGTCACCGAACATCCGGCTGTCTGAACCCGAACCGGGTTTGCAGTCTGCACCGATGGACGTGGTGGTGGCAGAAGACGACGAGCAGCAGGATACGCCGGAATATGACGACAAGGGTGCGATCCTACGCATCGAACACCCTGACGGCTCGATCACCGTCAGCTTGGACGGAAAGCCCATTGATGAGGCCGAAAGCCGTGGTCCAAAGGGCTGGTTCGACAATCTGGCCGAGGACATCAGCGACCTCGAACTAAGCCGCATCAGCAGCGAACTGCTACGTGGCGTAGAGGACGACCTTGAAACCCGCCAGGAATGGATTGAGGACCGCGCGCAGGGAATTAAGCTTCTCGGTCTGAAGGTGGAGATTCCCAACCTTGCCGGCGCGTCTGACGGCGCTCCTGTCGAGGGTATGTCCCGCGTTCGTCATCCGCTGCTTCTCGAGGCTGTTCTCCGCTTCCAGGCGAACGCGCGTTCGGAAATGCTGCCCACCGATGGACCGGTCAAGATCAGGGACGACAGCAACGGCAGCACCGCCGAACAGGACCAGTTGGCCGACGCGCTGGAAAAGGACTTCAATCACTACCTCACCAGCACGGCGACGGAATACTATCCCGACACTGACCGCATGCTTCTGTTGCTTGGCTTCGGCGGCACAGCGTTCAAGAAAGTCTACTTCTGCCCCCTGCGCAACCGGCCCGTGAGCGAGACTGTTGATGCCGATGACCTGATCGTCAGCAACAACGCATCCGATCTTCAGAATGCCCGACGCATCACGCACCGCGTGTCGATGAAGCCATCAACGGTCAAGCGCCTGCAAATCATGGGCGTCTACCGCGACGCAGAACTGTCGCAGGCTGCCGCGCCTAAGCTTGATGCCGTCAAGGAGGAGAAGGACGCACAGCAGGGCGTTAGTTCCGAAACCAAGAACCCAGACGACCGTGACCGCGAAATTTACGAGATTTATTGCGAACTCGATATCGTCGGCTACGAACACAAATACAAGGGCAAAATCAGTGGCTTGGAAGTCCCATATCGCGTCACTATTGACGTATCTTCGAAGCAAATCCTTTCTATTGTTCGCAACTACGACAAGAACGACGAAGAACTTCCTGACCCGCGTGCTAACTTCGTCAAGTATACATTCGTTCCTGGCTTCGGCTTCTACGACATTGGATTACTGCATATACTTGGTAATACTACCAACGCTATTACTGCTGCTTGGCGTGAGTTGCTTGATGCTGGGATGTATTCTAATTTCCCTGGCTTTCTGTTCGCGGATACTGGCGCGCGTCAAAACACTAACATTTTCCGCGTTCCGCCGGGTGGTGGCGCTCCGGTCAAAACCGGTGGCATGCCCATTAATCAGGCCATCATGCCTCTCCCGTATAAGGAACCATCGCCGGCATTGATGTCGCTGGTTAATGACATTGCCACCACGGGTATGCGGATCGGCGGCACGTCTGAGCAGCAGGTTGGTGAAGGACGCGCAGACGCGCCTGTCGGCACCACTCTGGCGATGATCGAACAGGCCGCGAAGGTGATGAACAGCGTCCACAAGCGCATGCACGCATCGCAGGCCGAGGAATTTCGGTTGCTTGCACGGTGCTTCAAAGAGAACCCGAATAGCTTCTGGCAACGTAACAAGACACCCGCATACACGTGGGACGAGAAGGTATTCCTGAAGGCGCTAGAGGACAACGAACTGTCGCCACAGGCAGACCCGAACACAGCCAGTGCAGCGCAACGTATGATGAAGCTTGCCGCGCTGAAACAGCTACAGGCGTCTAACCCGACGATGTATGACCCGATTGCCATTGATCGCGCGTGCATCCAGGCCCTCGGCTTCTCCAACCCAGATCAGTTCATGGCTCCTCCGTCTGCACAGGCTGCGCCACCGCCGGAAATGCAGAAGCAGATGGCGGAAATGCAGGTCAAAAAGCAGCAGGCCGACGCACAGACGTTGAAGGCTCAGGCGGACATGCTGAAGGCGCAACACGAAGCAAGCGCACCGCATGATGTGCAGCAACAGCAGGTAGACACGCCTGTCGATCTGATGACAGCAAGGGCGAAGTTGATGGACGCGCAGACGAAGCGTCACTCCCTCGGCATTCAGCAGGCTGACGTCATGCAGGAAGACCGCAACCGCGCCGCCGATCGTGCAAGTCATGAGAAAATCCAGCTATTGGAATTGGCGCGCGACATCGCCTTGCATCCCCAGGCGGCACCGATTGCCGCCCCCATCGCAAAGCAGGCTGAACAGCAATGAACGACGATCCCGCGAAGGCTAAACGTCAGGCGATGATGGTTGCGCGCGGGGTGGTGTCGCCTGATGAACGGCAAGAGAATTTGTCGGCATTCCAGAAGGGTAACCATCCTGATGTGCCGAGCGTCGTTTATCATGGAACGGCTGATGATATTAGCCAATTTCAGCACAATCATCCGAATAAAAAAGACGCTGGATGGTTAGGAAAAGGTTTTTATTTTACAAATAACAAAAGTCTGGCAAATTCATATTCTATGTTAAAGACAGGGCTTAGTGAAAATGTTATGCCGGTTCATTTGTCTTTGAAAAATCCGTTCATAGCAACAATGGGCCACAAAAATGCAATTAAACAAAAATTATTTAGTGGAGATCAATTCGCCCCATCTGATTTTACTAATGATCTTATTTCTAGGGGGCATGATGGTGTGATTTTAGACTATGGCGATAAAGACAACGCAAAAGAATATGTCGTCTTCCATCCCACACAAATCAAATCTGCCATCGGTAACCAAGGCACCTTCGACCCCAACGACCCGGATATCACCAAGGCGCGAGGCGGTATGATTGACGACAACGACAAAGCCATCCGACGCGCTACAATGG